ATATCATCCCCCTTTGGGAACCTTCTTCTTTCTTCTGCGCCTCAGCAGCATCCAGCTAACACCAGTAAACACAGTCATAGCTAAAGCACCTACACTAATCATTATAGGAAACCCCTCTTTGTCGTACATCACAATTCCTCCCAGTATCGACTAGGCAAGGCATACTGATCTCCGTATCTATCCCGATGCAATGATCCCCATAAGTCTCGCCATGTCATTCTCTTGATGAGGGCAACGCTGGCCTTATATGTTTTTTCATTTGTCTGGTTATAGACCTCAACCCATTCACAGTCAGGCCAGATTTCATCAAGGTAGACTGCATCGATGGTGAAAGCTCCACCAGCTTTCCACAATCGGTGAGATGTCTTGACCCATTTACTATAGGTCTTTGATATTGGGTCGTAATCGCCAATCGGTTTTTTCCCATTGATGGTTTCAATACTTCGCTTCATTCTTCAACTCCTTCTCTGCCTAAATATAACGACCACAAGGGCGATACCATCATTACCGTAGTGACCTTCTTTTCTAGTGATGTCATATGCTTCCTATGATGTCTTGTGAAACATCTCAAACAGATAAATTGACCGCAAATACAATTCACATAGGCTTGGGTATCTTTCTTGTCTTTGATAAATCCGCACCTGTCACACGTCAACGTGCTTACCATTACAAGATCACCATTTTCCTGTCGGTAGATTCTTCAGTAATGTCCTCTGGATCTATAGGTTCTTCAGGCTTCGTACCGTTTGAAGAGAAACTATATCCAGTCTCCGTATTGAGGCACAGCCAATCTTCGTTGTTGTCCGTTCTGACGTGCATCAATTGGGCCAGCTTCTTGTATTTCCCTGTAGTGTTCTTGAGCGACCAGAAATAATTCCGTAGAGTTTCCTGTCTTGGTTTATCCAGGGACAACTCGGCAACAATTTCGGCTTGTGACATTCTGTGCGTAGGTGTTTCTTGTAGTTTGATTTCCAATCGCTGGAGAAGTTTCAGGGATTTTTGTATTGCATCAGGAGCAAGAGAAGGGTCTTGTGTAGCCAAGACAACGGCTTCTGGGTCAGAAGGATCGCCCTTGAATGTTATCGATAAAGACAGTGATCCTATATTAGGCCCGTCATTCTCCTTTTCCTGGGTTAGTGATAGGGACATAGAACCTTCCTCTCCTGCTGCGCTGTTGAGCCTCCACATATTTCGGGCATTGGCGAGGATATAACTGCTCCCGAAAAAGTTGTCCGACCTGTTGGTATGGTGGATAATCAGACACGCCCTCTCCAGTTGCCTGATTGCCTCAAAGAAGAGCCCAATCCCTTCCTCATCGGTAATACTCCCACCGCTTGCCCTTGCCAGGGAGTCGATAATTATGAAGTCTATTGAATACTCCATTATGTATTCCTGTAGGCTATCAACCCTCTGTGCGATTGGGACAGTCGCTTTCATGTAATGGATAGGCGGTAGTTCTATCCCAAGCCCCTCATTGACCCTGTAAAACCGTCTCCGCATTTTAGCTGGCGTGGTTTCATAGTCGATAAGCATGACATTCCCACGCTTTGTCGGCAATCCGCATATAGGGATTCCGTGATTGATAGCCTGTCCCAGTATGATGGCAAGATAACTCTTGCCACTGCCTGGATTGCCGTAGATCAGGTTGATGTCCTCTGATAGAATAGGGGCAATTCGCCACGTTTCGTCCTCTCCATCATCATCATCAAACAAATTGACTGGAGCATCACCTCTGTAGTGTCTATCAAGCATACCCTCCAGGGCCTCTGAGACGGTGTATTTCCAGTCATTGAGTATGATTGGGGTATTTACCCCAAAGATACCCTGCATGCCCGTATCTCCCTTCTTTTCATTACCTCTCAGCGTCTGCTCTACGTCATCGGCAATCCGCTTCATAGCTGCGTTAGTGGTAATTGGAGTGCGTCCACGATAGATTCGTTGAGATACTCCTGTACGGTCACGGCCCCATATCTCCAGATGGCCCCCACCCTCATAATGTTTCAAGTGCAAATGCTTCAGTTTGAACTCAATGCCAAGTACATCATCAAAATAACGGTATCTTTGTCCTACTTCCCTCTCTATGGAAATCATGCGCCTCTCCTCTCAATTTTCGGCTTGGTATCGTATACGGTAGGCGTCATGTAATGTGGCTCTTTTGTGGGCTTTTTTGGCCCTAGCTCTAATTCCTGTTCCTTCAAATCATTAGCTCGGCGCATTTCATCCAAAATCTTTTCCTGTATAGCTTCGTGCCTCATATCTCGGCACTCTGGGCAATGACTCTCCATCCATTGGGAATGAAATTGCTGGCACGGAGGTACGTGATAAGGTCGCCTTCTACCTTGCCATGTAGTTGAACTGAGTCGCTTAGTGTTCATATAATAAACCACCTTCATTTACGGTAATCTTGTGGAGAATGTTTGCCATAACAAACGCCCTCATAGCATGGGGGATGCTCACTTCTCGCCATTTCACTGTTAGCGTATCCCGAAACACATAGACAATGAAGGCTTGCGTAGGCTGCGGTATTTCAGGGAAGTTTGTAGCCATTGTTCTCAAAGCCCTCAGGTACCCACCAATCTGCGTAGCATGGGTCGGGTCATTGAGGAGTTTCTTGCGTTTACCATTCTTATCAAGTTCGTTTGTGGTCTTCCAATCAAAAATCGTTGGCACACCGTCCAGATAACCAATAGCATCGACTGTTCCAGCAAATCCGGTGTGGCTGTATACCATCATTTCTGATCCATGCCACTCAATCCCTTTTTCGTGGAGGTCTGAATACCATGCACCGAACAATGGAGATGCATTTTTGGGCTGCTGTTGTGTATAAATGTATTCTTCGATGCTAGAGTGCAAATCTTTCCCAATGGCTGCTGCATCATCTCGTTTGTCTGTAAATGCGTTCCGAATACCTGTCTGGATATACGCATCCACAGCCCAATAGAGCAATCCATCACCACCACCGATATCAGCATGTCGAGCAATGGTGCTGATAGTTGGTAATGGAATATCGGGATCAACTCTTGGGTCTCCTGTTACCTTATATTTGTGTCCCTTTCCGTTTTTGTTCGTAACTTGGGAAATCATAATGTTAGACATTTTGATCCTCCACAAGATAACCCCATGCGTCCTGAGGAACTCGGACTTCAACCTCTTTCCAGTATCCGTCAATGGCTTCCATACGCCAATTTTCAACGGTGTTTCCTGTTACCAAATCCACCTTTTCTCCATGCTCATTGGCTAGTTTTCCAGCTATAGTCAACTGCACCATATAGCCAGCATATTCGGTGCCTGTCATGGCTGCTGTTCGTGAGTGCATATTCCACTCCCTCCATCTAGACGATAGGTCGGGCTTCAGTCCTTGTGTCACTGGTTTCGGTGCTATAGGAGCAGTGGTAGGGGATGCTTGGGGCTTTGGGGATGTCGGTTGTTGTTGAATAGACCCTGCTGGTGCAATTCCTCGGATCTTGTGGGAATACTGATCATCTGGCTGTATCGTTAGGGTATATGATTTACCTACTGACAGCTTCCCTTGATTGAAACCCGCTGTCTCATACGTCACAGATGTGTCGTTCACCTGACATTCAACGGTAAACTTCGTGAAGATTTTAGGCTGCCCAGTGTTCTTGTCTGTATACTGGATTTGCTCCATATTCCCTAGTGATAGCACGGTAGCTTGAACTGTGTAATTCTCTGCCATTGTAAATGTCCTTTCTGCCTAGTTAGATTGCTGATTTAGAACCCAATCCCTCTCCGCTTCTGTGAGATGGTGCATGGGCTTAGCCACGCCTGATATCAATATTCTGCGGATCAATGTATCGTATGCTTCACCTCCTCTTTTCTGAGATCGTAGAGCGTTTAGCGTATTGCTTGAGCATGGTATTCTTGCCTGTTTACGGTTAGTCTTCATAGTATCCTCTCCCTTGGTATTGTGCCTGGAGTATACAACAGTTGAGAACTCCACAACACCAAAGGGAGAGGGGCTTTTCCCCCTCTCCCGTTCCTCATGATTAGGTTGTTAGTAATTGATAGGCTCGTTGGCGTAGATCAGCACCAGATCCGAACCAGCTACCTTCTAATCTACGGTCGTCCTGCCTATCTAGTGACCCTCGAATTACCTTCTGGTGGTCTACGTAATAGCTCACCGCATTGAACGCAGCCCATGCCGTGCCTTGTATACCCCCTATGAGATTGGTGGGATGGTTGAGCAGATCCACCGTGGTTTCATATGCTCTCACTATACGGTGATCCTGTTCAGCATAGGATTTATTGTCCTTGAAGTGATACACCTGCTGGAAATACCTTTGCTGATCAAATACCGTCATTCGTGTGTTTACCAGTTTATCGACCGTTCGGGCAAACATTTCGTAGTAGGCATGAGCTAACCCCAACACCTCTCGTGCTTCTGCTGCCTTAGTCATGACATTCCTGGTGTGTTTAGCGTAGAACGCACCACCGCCCCTCAGAGCTACCGATAAGGTGTTCCAGCACACTACCCTAATCGGTGTGATCTGCATCCGCAGGGCTTGGCTACCATCATGGGAGTTGCTGAGAAGGATATAAGGCTGAACTGTGTCGCCTGGTAAAACTTTTATATCCTCTGGCAATTTAGCCAGTATCCAAATCCTCTTGCCCCCATAAAGTGACCCAGCGGTATGATACACCGCCTCGCCTTGCGCTATCGTTTTGTCAAAAAACGAAAACGCTTCATTATTCTGAACTGGCTGATAACCGCTTCCCATGATACCGAAAGTTTCCTCGGTATCTGATCGAACTATGGCCGACTTGCCCTCAATTTTGACGAATCCCTCATCTAGATTCATGACATATACTGGCCTGGTTTCTACGTTCCAGCCTAACCCAGCAGCTTCTATCGCTTCCGCTGCTGTTGCTGGCCCGTCTAGCCTTACTCCAAGCCTATGCCAAGGTGCCTCTCCTGTATACATCATTCCATCTGTTGCTGTTATTCCGCTGGGCATTTTTTCACCTCTTTCTGCAGTTTCCTGCGTTCGTTCTCAACCTCTGCTGCCAACTTGAGTATCCGCATCAATTCCGCGAACTTGCCTACGAATCGCATATGCTCACCTTCCTTTCTGATATGCCATAATTATATAGTAGTTGTAAACTAGTGTCAACCCCTATAGTGTGCTATTTTATACAATCTATAAATTGAACATAAAAACGTAGGCCCGAAGAGCGAAGGTGACTCTCTCCGAGCCTACGATGGCAGAAAGCGCACTGTGCTGAAGCTCCACAGTGCGATTACATATTCTATCACATTTACAGAGTCATATTACGATGTTGCTGGCTCCGCTATAGTAACTTCAACATTATCCTCGATGGTGATATTGGCCCCTGTAACATTCGTAGCCACAGTGAACTCTTTAGTAGAAAAGCCGTCACCCATTCCGATCTCGTTCAATAAAATGGAAATCGTGCCTACATTCATTCTGGAAAGCACACATAGACCGCCTTTCGTGTAGAGATTGGTCAATCTCATGGTATCTACCTTGCCATTTACGCCACTCGTAGGAGCTTGAATCCAGATGCGGTCGTATGTACCGCCCGAAGTGACCATCGCATCAGCTTGTTGATGCCCCCCACCTATGGCTCTCATTCGTGAGGTGCCAGGGCTTGGCGCAATCGACTGGCCGTCACTGGAATTGCCACGAATTATGATAGTGTGTGCCTGTATATCACTGAGTTCGAGTTTCTTACACCGGCTCTTCTCAAATATCAGGTGACCGATTTCAAGCCGTGTATTCGTCCCACCAGTTACCACATTCCCTGATATTTGTACGACGTTCTGCTGGCCCGACGGCAATGCACTTCCGGTAAAAACCGTTCCCACCGAGACGTTCTCGATGGTAATTTCCCTCACTGGTGTGCTGCCTAGGTCGATGCGTAGAGTGTTTGAGCCTTCGATTATCTGTGTAGGTATATCTAGAGGAGCATCTTCGCCAACAACACTTGCTGCATAGACGCCTGGATCTCTATTGGAAAAACTTTTCTCCGCCAAAATGGTCTCGTTTACGACAACCCCCGTGGTGACCGTACTGCCCGCAATGAGCAATCCTATGGCAGTCTGAGGATTGAATCCACAGGCTCTAAGTAGGCTGTAGGGGGATTTCAACACGTTGAACGTGGCTTTCCACTTGGCAGACTCATCGTTCAGATACTGGACTTTGGCTAATATCCAATCACGGGCAGAGCGACATTTCTCGTAACTTTGACGTGGCGAACGCTTGATCGCCATAAGCGTCGCTACAAACCCACGCCATATCCAAACAGGTATCTTTAGCAAACCATTGACGGCCATACAGAGGCTTTTCCACAACATCTTGGGGATTGCTATTAGCCCCAACCACAACATCTTGGGGATGGCGAAAATACCCTTCACAATCTTCCAGAAGGTCAGTATGATCCACATAATTGATTTCAGCACTGTGCTAATTGTCCATCGAGTAGCGTTGAATACCATTCGGAAGGGCCAAATCAGTAAACGTGCTAACGTGTTCATTCTGCCTCCTCTGTGGTGTTTATCCTTCGGGAGCTTCTAAAACCTTTAGGCTGACTCCACCCAAAAATCCGAGGAACCCGCCGATTATGCCAGTGACAACCTCTACGGCTTCCATTTTCATGCCTATCCAGATTCCAAAAACACTGAAAATTGTACCACAAATCAGAGCGCATAATATTTGCGGACGTATCCTACTCATTCTTCACCCCTAACCGAAAAATGCCCAATTTCTTACCGAAAACACTCCATTCGGTTATCGTAATGTGCCCATCATCTAGCATTTTCTTTCCGTACTCCGCAACTATTCTTCTCTCCTCTGGAGTGTCTAGGGCATCAAACATACGTAACGCCAACTGCACTAAAGCCTTCGTATCTGGTGCCAAAAACCGCATCACTAATCCGAGCATGATTTCCTCCTTGTTATAGGCTCCTCAACAACGTGGATAATCTTCGTGGCCTACGATCTGGTTGCACAGATAATGTATTTGCGCTTGCATCGTAGCTTGTTCCCATTATGTAAAACGTTCTGAGGTCATCAAGTGCAGGTGTAGCTGCGCTGTGAGGAATGAGGTCTTGGATGCGCATTACATCACCAGATCGAACACGCCAAAGGGGCGTCTCTTCAAGCCGACCACCCGTATCTGTTTGTTTTACGGAAAATATTCGTCCTGTAACAGTAAATGCTTGTTGCTGCCGTGGATAAGATTTTTCAGCAACTAGCATTTGAGCCGAGTCTGATTGTGTATTGGCATTAGAGCCCGTTTGAATCGATATTAGCTCTTCTCTCCTTGGGTATAATACCAATGATGTTGCGTCGGTTTGCGTTGTTCCCTCTGTTGTCCCCACAACTGGAGTAATAGCATTTCTCAGGGTTAGTGCTGATTGAAGCAACCTCAAATTGTCAAGATTTTCTAAATACACTGCCCAATCTATACTCGTAACAGACCGCTTGAACAGGTAGGGCACTCGATCTTCCCATATAGCGAAAAACCATGTGGATTGATCGTCATCGGACAGCTTCGTCAATTCGTTTATGTAATCCTGAGGATATTTTCTCGCACTGAGATCAATACCCACAAGATCTCGACTTCCAGCAGCGATATTGGTCTGATCACTAGATATTGTGGGACATTCCGTCGTCAAAAGCTCTTTGATAATAACGTCAATAGTATGTCCAGACCCACTCGTCCAGTTTGTTCTACTGCCGTCATCATCTGAGTACAATTGATCACGAGTAGCAGACCAGTATCCAATGCAGGTGATCATTAGTCCATGATTCCCACCTTGAACTGTAAAACCAATATCTACAATCCTACCTTCCCAAACTTTATAGTGTGCCTCAGAAATAAGCACTCGGTAAAAATGATATCCACGTTTCCCTTCACGGGATAACCATTGCCAAGCCTTATCAAATCCGATATTCAATTTGAAGGTGCATTGCTTGAACCCACCATTTAGGGCAGTCGTAAAAACCAGACTGCTGATCCGTTCTGTCAGATCATCCTTCAGCACTGGCGTTGTAAGGTTGTCGTCAAAAAGCCTGATTTGTAACTCTGCAGCCATTATGCACCAGCCACATACAGGAATCTCGGTCGATACGTAATACTAACGGTGTAATACTCTGCATCACCGACATAATCATCATCCTGCCCTACCATATAGATGCGTGTACCGTCTGGATGTGCTAGAGGACTACGACCTAACTGGTTTGATGGGAATGACTGGACTACATCCGAGGTGTTCATCAAATATAGTCCTTTTGTCTTGCTCATACTATCTAACAAAAGCACGTCAGTTGCTGCTGTTTTGCTGACGTAATTGCTTCCGTGATCCACAGGAAGCAACAAAACCCAGTCGATATACCAATAAATCTCCTGCCCCAATGCAAGCGTCTGATCTGCATTTAGCGCCTCATGTATGATCAGGGTAAACGTGGCCTCTGTTTGCCCTTCTGGGGTCGAAACTGGGGGAATAACCACTGATCCAAGATCCATAATTTCAGGGTTTGCCACCTCATTGATTCCCAAGCTATTACTAGACATGGCAACGAATGACGCAGTATCAGGGCTAGTGGTGTCCAGTATACTGACACCTCCATAACTATAATTTAGTCCGAATGTGAATATATTGGCATTTGGAGTGTTACCACCTCCACCAGTACCTTCACCATTAGCAACCCCAACTGCTGCAAGGCAGCGATAAATCCCTCTCGGAATAGTTCCCAACGCCCATTGATGTCGAAACCGTACGCCAGCAGCGAGATCACGTCCTGATCCACCAGAAGTGACCTCTGCTTTGCTGCTTCTAATACTATTCCCGCTGTACTTTGTCCCCGAAACAGTCTCGTCAGGTGTAAAAGTGAAGTAGGTTTGGGCAGCTGTAGCTGCTGCTGTGCTAGCTTCACCCTCTTTATATAGGTCTAAATCATATTGTCTTCCTGCGTGTCTTGCACCAGCCCAAAACTCGTCATGGTTCGCACTTTCAAGGATTCGTACTTGAAGCAGGGCAGGTACATCTCCCGGTACATCTGTAATATCTATAAAGTTTTGCTGGGTCTGTGAAGCATCCTCGAAATGGTTTCCAACTCTCATGCTGGAAGCCCATGCGACAGGCACAGCGGACGCCAGAACCGCTATTACGTTATCTATATATACTGTTCCAGTTGCATCAGCAGCAGTGGCCTCTAGGCGCAGCCTCAGCGTTACCTGAGTCACGCTGCCGGGAACAGTGTTGTTATTCGCAGTGAGATTCACAAACTCCGAGGCATTGACCGTTGTCGTAGCAGCCTCGACATCAGTGCCAGTGTTGTAGTCCAACTCCATAACAACCTTTGCATTAGATAGGGCATCCACCCGAACCCAACACTGGAACGACCACACCTCACCTGCATCTACATCAGCCAAAACTTGACTACGTTCTATAACCTGCCCACTACCACCTGAATCGGTCATCACGAGCTTGAGTGATGCCAGACCTTCCTTTTTGACGTTTGTATCTCTTGAGGTGGTTCCAGTTGCCGTCTTGCTTTCTGTCCAATCTGCTAGGGCTGTACCAGCTACCTCAAACCCTGCATCAAATACGTAATTCTGGATAGTTTCATCGGTTCCATAGGCAAACGGCTCACAAGATAACGTGAGTGTAGCGGTAGCAAAATTAGTGTTGATTTTATGTACTGCCCCAAACTCATCCCCAATCTGCAAAACGCCTTCCTGTACATAAAAATCAATTTGATTTGTGGCCCCTTCCCATTTTCTGCGTAGTTTCAGTTGGCTTCCTACCCCCGTGGTCTGATACTCTGCACCACGCTCTAAAAGAGCATTGATAGCGTTCACATTAGCTATCAAAGTATCTTGATTCGCTCCTATTATCCGTAGAACAACTGTAACTATACGATTTCGATAAACTCTTTCTATCAGATCAGAACCGTGTCGAAACAGATTCACACCACCTCTTGCTGTTCTCCTTGATGGGATGGGAGACAATAAAGATCGTGCCGAATATGCTGTATTGTCATTCAAATCCAGCGTAGTATCATCGTTGAGAAGTTGTAATGTCCACGCCATTTCACACTCTTCCTATTATCCTGCTAATTCTCTCTCTATTGCATCATTTAGCCCCTGATCAAGATCCATTTTGTCGCCGAATGTCTGGCCGTCAATCGATACAACTGCAGTTACAGCCCCGCCGGCTCCTTCCATAAAATCACTTGTTGTGTCTTGTTTCGGTCGTACCTGTTCTCCATAAACACCTTGCAATTGTTCCGGAGGTATTCCCTCAAATGCCGACCAGTCAGTTCTTCCGGCAAATCTTCTCTGATTCATGTCTGTTGGGCCACCCATTCCTTGTGACACGGATGAACTTCCTGACCCTCCAATAAGTGGTATTAGTGGGATATTTGCTTGTCCAAAGGAAATAACATTTATGGCTTTGATCATTTTATTTACAAACCCAATTATCGAGTTGACCTGACTTTGAAAGCCTTTTACGATGCTGTCCCAGATTTGGTGCCAATTGTCTCTTATGAATATCAATCCTTTGATCAGTGCGCCACCGGGAAGCAACCACCCGAACTTACTATCAAACAGATCACGAATGAAATTGAAAACTGCTTGCGTTTTATCTCGTATACCAAGGAAATTAGTCGACCAAGCAAGCGCCAGAGCAGCTATTGCTAGAACAATAATTCCTATCGGGCCTGTCATTATTGCAAAGGCACCAGCAACCGCTGGGGCTATAGAGGTAATGGCCCCAAACGCTAACATCAGAGGCCCAGCAACCGCTAACAACGCTCCAATTGCACCGACAATCGGAACTATAACCGCTGTTAGTTTCGGGTTTTCCTCTGTCCACTTTGTCACTTTTGAAATAAGTTTTTCTATTCCTTCAGCTAGCTTTGTAACAAATGGGGCAAGCTGCTCGGCAATCGTCATCATGACCCCTGTCATGCTGCCTTTCATCGTAGACATGGCGTCAGTGAGCTTTGCGGCTTTTTCCGCAGCTTCCTGATCCATTACTAATCCCAAATCGTGGGCTTTTTGTTTCATTGCATCAAGGCCCTCTTTGCCACTAGCCAACATGGGCAACAGGTCTACTCCTGACTTACCAAAAACATCCATTGCAACAGCAACTTTTTCGTTCTGGTCTGTAAGCCCCGCCAATGCGTTTGTGAGTAGTTCAAACTGCTCCTCTGGTGACTTCCCGGCTAGGTCATCCGTTGTGACACCGAGCTTATCTAAGGCATCTGTAGCAAGCGCAACTCCCTCCCCGGCCTCTGAAATGGTGCGCTGCATTTTCCTGACGCCAGTTTCCATGCTTTTTAGAGATGTGCCAGACAAGTCCGCTGCCACCCGTAGTTCCGACAGGGTTTCCGTTGAAAATCCTGTCCTCAAAGCCATTTTGTGTACTTCATCCCCAGCACTAGCAAATGAAGCTAGGCTTTTGGCTGCGAAACCAGTAATAAGGCCACCGGCAGCCGTAGCACCGGCCCCTACTTTCTTCATTTTGTCTCTAATACCATCAAGACCCTTACCAGCCTTCTTGGTATCAGCCGTAACATTTATAACAACTTCATTGCTTGCCATTTATAAACTCTTTGAGATATTCGCTAGATTTTGTGCCGTTGATTTCATTGTCGCTCCACGGGTATCCTCTTCATGATCTCCAGCCAAATATAGGGTAGTGTGCATCTTGAAGATCAAATCCATGTCTTCCGAAAGCAATTGAGATGGTAGACAGGAATATCTTTGACATAATGTGTCTATCATTCTGGCTTTTTGTAGAGGCCAAGGTTCCCTTAGTACATTCCCCTGTCTATCTGTCCCGCCACCAACAGCTTTCCAGCGTTCTAGCTCTCGCCTAAAGGGAGGGACGGCTGTGTCGCTACCTCCACCCATTGTTCAATTATCAGATTCGCTAACTGAATAGGTATCTGGCCCATACCCTTTCCAGTTGGTTCTATTTTCAAGCCGTCTTCATCCTCTATATTCCACGACTCAACAATCTTGTTTCCAACCACATCAAACACTTTGAGTTGCTTATCCTCAGCAATGAGGTCTTGAATGTCCATAAATGTCTGAACAGGAACATCGAGACGAACAACCACCTCGGCTCCCTCCCAGTCTCCATGAAACACCAGTCGACCTGTTCTTACTGGCAGTCGGAATCCCTGCGCTTTCTGCGTAGCTATAACCATTATATCTCTCCTATTATGCCCACGTTGGAGCGGTGCCACTCTGCAAAACTGCTGGCACACTGAATGTCAATTCACCTGCTGCCGACCTACTGAGTGCATAATCCGTCAGCAAACACTCTGCAGGAAGGGTTTGCCCAGACATTACCAGTGTGACAGTCCGTGCAACAGAGGCAGACGCAACCGTCTTGAATACGTCGTGCGACTTGTTACTCGCATCGTTGAACACTCCATTGAATGTCGCACTAAAATCTGCTAATAGTAACAAGCGCTCTATTGCTGCCTTGTCAACGCCCGTCACGTCCTGTACTCCTCTAGGAATAGCCCAATCTACAGCAGTTAGGTCATTCTCTAACGCTCTTGCAGTACCACCTGAATCGTCAACGGCCACGGTCATTGTTGGGGCTTCCTTTGCCATGATTACCTCCCGTTTCTCTTATAAGATTGTTCGTTGAACTCGTCGATCCATCGTTCCGATTCCATAGCGTCTCGTTCCAATCTGGATGGTTGCCTATCAAGAGCATTGACCGTGAGCCATGGCCCACGTTCTAACCTTATATAGTGCGCTCCAGCCTCGGAACGAAAGCACTGTTGACCTGCCTCGAAGATGTAATTATGTAAATCACCCTCCTTTACCATTTTGTATCTACGCTTTCGATCTGCCCTGATATAGAGATCGTTGTCGCTTCCTATAACAACTTTCGTCACCCACCCAAGCAGATAGTGAGGGCAGTCAACCTCTTGGCAGGTTGCCGATCTCCAGTGACTCGATTTGGGCCACGTTGCCTGAAATACCTTACTAATATGCTGTATCATCGACCGATTCGCCTCTTCGATACATAACAACAAACTTGGCGTTGTTGAAGGTTCCTGTGGATGTGATCCTCAAATATCTGTTTACCGTTCCTGATACTGTTACCCTTTCGGCCTTCGGTTCTGCTCCATCAGCAATAGCGGAAAACGAAACAAGATCAGACCACGACGATCCATTGGTGGAATCCTCAATTTTTACCGTTGGACTACCAGAATTGATATCGACCATCTGTATATAGGCAGCGAGTCCATTGCTAGTGCTGGCTCCATCATCCTTAGTGGCTTCTGATCCAGCACTGGATTGAGTAATCTGTCCATTGGACAAGAGAACGCCCCATTCTAGAGGGGTTCCCTGCCCTAAGCATTGGACGGATGCACTCCATGCTTTATCCTGGGTTTTGCTGGGGTCATAATTGATCTGCTTCGCTACAAGTCCAGCAGCAGGAGAATCAGTCGCCACACCTCTAGTGTAGAGAACCACAACATCGGTGGTGGGCAACGGACTTATTGCCGTGTGTGCCAGATTCGTGCCATCATCAAACCATGTGCTAAAGCTGATCTCCCCATCTCCATGCCCTGCTAGTCGAACCATTGCTGCGCTTTCTATTACAGGGGTATCAATTGTGGCTTTGCGCCCTGCTATCGTATCAACGGCTGATACATCACCAGAGAGATCATGTCCGTCTATATAAAAATTATCTGTGATTCCAGTCTGCTTTGCCATCTTATACTCCTGTCCCTACAAGCGTTGCGCTACCATTTACCACCAATGGTATTGTGATGTCACAAATGCGATAGATAACCCCACCAAGCTCGACATACCCATAAGCAGCAGACATACTCGTTCCATCCATCCCTGCTGCATCAATCGACATGATGCTTGACTCCAAATCGGTATCACCGAGTAGATTTTCCATTAGTTTCGATACAACAACGGCTATCTCTGTCTCTAAATTGATCTGCGGATCTGATTGTTCGGATAACATATCTTTATAGATGCGGAGCATCACAACATGGGATTCCCGTGTCTCTCCACCTACGTAGATTGATGTGATCCCAACAGAAGTCATAAAACAGGCAGCGTGGAATCCTTGGGGCAAAGATCCCTTGGGTTCTCCAATCCGGACAGACTGAAATAGCCCCAAATCTTGGACGTAGGTTTGAACTGCACTCAAGCTATCACTTATATC